TGGCGATATGTTGGGGGGTTAATTGATGATCTTAGTAAAGGCATAAGAGAGGAGGAGGCTAAGTTAAAGATTATTAATCATAGATACCAAACAGCACATATTGGTGAATATAGAGCACCTATATCGGGTGCAGAGTTTGCAGGAAAGATTTTTGAAGGTCCAGAAGGAAAGGCATTTGTTGAATCACTAGCTAAAGATCTTGAAATCCGTAATCCTGGATGGTTTAAAAAGGGAGTGTTAAATCTTAATGCTGTATCCAGATATTTTATGCTTGCAGCAGATCCAAGTTTGGCAACCATACAGTTGGTTATATTGGCTGGATATAATCCTAGAGCATATGTTAAAGCCCTTGGAGCATTTGTGCGTGCTATGCGTGATAGTGAATATCACGATAGAATAATAGACGAAAATAAGGATCTTCTACAAAAATATTCTGGTAAGTTTATTCTTACAAAGAGTGGTCAATCAGACTTTACCGAAGCTCTGGCAAAGGGTGGCATATTGCATACGTTGCCGTTTATTAGTCGTGCCACGCCTTTACTACTGGAACCTTGGCAAAGAGGCTTTGAAGCTGCTATGGATAAAGCAGGGATTGAAATCTTAAAGTCTTTAGACCATAAGGGTCTTACTCCTGAAGATATTGCTGATATAGGTGATTTTGCTAATGCAATGCGAGGAGTTGCTGACTCTTCTGCTCTTGGAGTTGATGCTGCTACAAGAGAGGCAGAATCATTACTAACTTTGGCTCCACGCTATAACAGAGGGGTTATAGCATACATAGGTATGCTAATTCAGGGAGGACTAAAAGGTTATGAAGCCAGATGGGCTCTACTTAAAGGGCTGGGTGCTTTGATGATGGGTGCTACTGCTTTCAGTTTGATGAGAGGCGAAAGCGCTGAAGATATAGTAGACCATTTAACTCCTGGGCATCCTCACTTTTGGACTTGGGTTGTAGGAGATCAACTTGTTGGTCCTGGTTCAAAATACAGAAGCATTATTAATCTTATTGCAAAATCGTGGCAGAATAAAACATCATTATTCGATTTTTCTATGGGGTTTGGAGATCTGGATTATATAAAAAATCCTCTTATACGCTTTGCAAGGGGCCAGACATCTCCAGCAGTTGGACTAGCTTGGGATCTTAGTTCTAATAGAGATTTTATGGGAGATCCAACAAGAGATGGGCTTTTGTCTCTAACCGAAACAATTTCTAAAAGGTTTATGCCTATATATGTAGGGTCACTAGCATGGGAAGAAGGATCGTTTGCGGATAGAGGGACACTAGCATCGTATGACTTTATAGGATTGAGAGGCCATAGCAGGAATCGTTTGTGGGAGCTTAGTAATAGGTATAAGGACATACATAACGAATATGAGTCTATACCAGCAGATCTAAGAGATTTGAAAGATGGACAAATGTCGAGAGAACAAGCAAGAAGAGACTCTCCGTTTAACGAAGCCCTGTGGTTTATTAGAGGTACTGAAGGGATATCTAGTTTTCAAGACTGGAGTATTACAAAGAACAAAGTAACACCCGCAATGGATCTTGCTGCTAGTTTAATTATCAATAATCAAATTGATCCTATGGAAATTAATTCTATAGCTAAGAGAATTGAAGATAAAGCTAAAGATGCCGCAGCCGGTATAACATCTACGCCAATTTCTATAGATATTTTATTACTGCTTATTGAAGATAAGAAACAAAAAATAGAAGAAACTAACAGGCGGCTTCAAACTGGAGGGACTTCTGAGCAAGGCGCACCAGAAGCACCTCCAGAAGTACCTCCAGAAGTACCTCCAGAAAATAAAAGACAGAAATTGAAAGAGTTGCTGAAACAGTTTCCAACCCCTACTCCAGTAGGAGCAGCACCATAATGTTGACAAAACACAAAACAGATATTATTATTTCGCATGATGGATGTATTTGGTTAGGGCAATTATGACCCTTAACCCAATAGGAGGAACTAATGACAACGGATAATGACCAGGCCATAGCAGAAGCCACAGAAACAGTAGAAACGGAAAACGCTTCTGCCATTGATAAGCCAGCCAGAGAAGTTGAATTAGAGACACAGATTGCAGAGCTTGAACAACGAGCTAAGAGTGCAGAGGGCAGACTAAAGGCACGGGATACATCCCCTACCCTTCAGGCTGAAGTTTCTGAATTACGTGCTGAGATGAGAAGGGATAGACGAGAGCGTCAGAGATCAGAAGCGGATGATGCAGATCTAACGCCTATGGAAAGGCAGCAGACGATTAACCGCATCAATGAAGAAGAACGAACTGACGTAGAGCGAGATCGTGTTTACACTTATGCAGAACGACTTGCTAGTAAAATTAATCCCAGACTCGCAAAAGTAGGTCTTACTCAGGACAACCCCAAAGTACAAGCAGCATTAAACAAATGGAATGACGCTGTATCGGCAGATGACTTCGATGACGTTTATGATGAACTCGATGATCTGATTGAGGCAGAGCGTAACAGTTTGATAGATAAAGCTCATGAGGAAGCTCAGGAAATAAGACAGCAGTATAACCAAGAGAACAATACCCTGGATGTAGGTGCTACAAGTGCAGGAATTGGGCAATCCGGTGGAATGTCTGACCAAGGCACATGGGAGGCTTACGGAAGGGGCGAAATTCCTTGGAGCAAACGTGTGGGAGATGCAGCTAAAACCCTTGGGTATATTAGCTGACAAACCCTAGTAACAACTTTGTTTAAGGAGAAAGAAAATGGCACAGAGCGGATATGGAAAAATACTATTATTTAATGATTTTGCAGGACCCGAAATACCAGTAACTACTGCTGTAGCTTATGGTACAACGGGAGGTGGATGTAACTACTATTTGGGGGATTTCACTGTTAGGGGGACTCTGGAAGACACGGCGGGCGGAGTAGTCTCTTTGGCGAAGACTGGTGGATGGGTTCGCATTGGGGGACAAGATGAGAACGCTGAGGGCGTTTATGTCGGCACAGAGGTGTGCCTCTCGCCTGCATTGAACGGAACACTTGCTTGTGAGGCACGGGTAGAACTACGCATTATAACCACAACTTCAGTGTTTGTTGGTTTTCATGCTGCCACGTCTGGTGTGATAGCAAATGCTACAGCAGAGCCTATTACATCAACAGGAACCACCATGACGTTGACGGCTACTGAAATTGCTGGGTTTATTTTCGACAGTCAGTTGACGGCTAAGGAATGGCACATGCCATACCAAGGAGGAAGCCTTGCTGCCGCAACAGATTCATCAAATGTGAATAGTGGCATCCTTCCTACGGCTGCTGAGTCAGTTGTCCTAAGAGTGGAGATTGATTCTAATGGAACATGCAGGTGGTACATAGACGGCGTGTTGAAACAAACAAAAGTAAACGCCGTAGACCCCAACGAACTGCTATCAGCAGGAGTTGGAAGCTGGGGAACAACTACCACAGCTACAGACATAGATTGTGATTACCTTGCAGTTGAGGGCAACCGAGACTGGACAGCATAGTAAATACTTGTAATAAGGAGGTCATCTAATGGCCGCAGGAAATACAACAACTGGATCATTAGCAGATAGTTTAGATACTATTCAAGCTGCTGCTAGATCACGAAGACAATTTGACGGCGTAGTTCCTCAACTCGTAGATCGTGTTGAGTTAGACGCTAACACTGGTACAAGCTGGAGGGAAATCTTACTTGCTAATCTGGCTGCACAAGCAGTAACAGAGAACACAGTATTGGACAACCCACAGCAGTACGATGATTCTGCAATCACCATCACACCAGAAATGGTGCAGATACAGACTTTTATCACAGACAAGAGCCGAAGGAATATCAACAGTAGAGTTCTTGCTAAGATGGGAGCCATGCCAGGTGAGGCAATGATGAGAAAGAAGGATCAGGATGGCTTAACTGCCATGGATGCTTCTAATAATGACTTAGGTACAGCAAACACTCCTGTTCAGACAGGGGATGTGGCTTCAGCAAGGTATAGAATTACTTCTAATGCGACAGAGCCGGGGCCAATGCCAATATCTGGTGTGTTCCACGGATTCTGCATCAAGGACTTCTACGATGAACTCGTAGGGGGCACAGGAACATATCCAGTACCAGATGGTGCTACGGCAACTGTGTTCCAGAGTGGCTTTAATCTACCTATTGCAAACGTGAGTATCTTTGAGGATGGTAACATCAGCATTGACGGCGATGGTGATGCAAAGAACTTTGTGTTCTCCAAGTCAGCATGGGTATTGGTTGAGGGCATGACGATCAGGACAGAGACTAGACGCGAGCCACATATTGGTGGTGGTGGAGACAGCTTATTCCTTACGGATGAGTATGCTTATGGTCTACGTTCTTCTAACTGGACATTTGAAATCATAGGAGACGCAACAGCTCCTGCTTAATGTTATGACTAAAGCAGTAACAAATGAGTTAGATGCAGGGGTTGTCCGATTTAGGACAGCCTCTGCTTCTGGCATAGATGAAGTCACAAGACTCGTTTCAGATGACGAGATGTGTTTTTCGTTAAGAGAGGTAAACAAACCCTCTGGTAAAAAGGGAATACATAGGTTCCAAGAGTTACGGGTTGTCCGTTACGATAAACTTGTCACGGCATATGTGGATTTAGGTCCTTCCTATATGTTTAAGGCAGACCCGATCTTTATCCCAGGTGGACAAGTTGTTAATGGTCGAGGAGAAGCATGGCATACAGTTGCAGAATTACGAGAGATAGCCGAAGAATTTAGAGGCAGACCTGTCTACAGACCATTTGAGCCATCTGATTTACAGTCTGCATTTCAGAATAAGATTGAGGAACAAAAAAGAAAACACAAGAATCAATCAACCTTTGGTAGGTTAAGTCAATTAGTGAGGAGTGACGTATGACAACGAGTAACGATACATCTTGGGAGCAGGCAATAGCAGACAAGAGCGGGGAAGAAGTTCCTACTAGAGGGATGCAAGAAGGGGAAATTCTTTCTAATAGTTCTGACGAGTTCACAACTCGTTTACGATCTTTAAGGCACAAAGGGTATGTTCCATACTGGAACACTAAGACAGGGGATTATAACGAGTGCCCTAAGTATCTACAGTGGCAGATAGGTGACATAAAGAATCCTGATGGGTCCACAATGTATACCTTTTCCAATCCTAACATTGCCCCTGATTATGGAATGGATTTATTCTGCCCATTAAACCCGCTATCACCAGAATACTTCATTGTTGAATCAATGGGGTTTCCTCCATGCAGAAAGCAACATATTCCTCACGAAGATGGGGTTAATGCACATCTTCAGAAGTCACACAAAAGGGCTTTTGAGGCGTTGAATAGAGACAGGGAGCAGTCTGAAAGAGAAGAAGATAGAGAATTACAGAAACAAATGCTGCAAAGCAATCAGAATCTGATTCAAACTCTTGCAGGACAGGTCGCATCACAAACTACAACCGGTGTAGTTACTAGACCAATAACTGTTACAGAGGAAAAGGTAGAAACTATTCCAAGTGCAGTATGTGATGAATGTGGTAGAGACTTTACAAAATCCACAAGACAAGGTACATTAGCAGCAATACGGGGGCATAAAGCCCACTGTAAAGGAAAATAAATGGGGCAACTACCCCTTATCAAGTGCGTACTTTACGCTAAGGAGGTTTAGATATGGCAGCACCAAAGAATTCTAATTATGGTGGATGGTTTAAGGACTTAGAAAACGGCACTCTCGACATATACTATGGAGAGGGTGGCGCAAGTGACCCTGTAGAGATAGCCCGTGTTGACACATCAGGCATGACTGTTGTTACTGGTGATCTTGGGCTTGCAGCAGGAACAATACACCTACAAGATGGTGACACGAAGACACAGGCTACTAACAAGGGCACAGGAGTGACCATGAACTCCAATAGTGGTCAAGTCACCATGCATGCAGCGCAACTTAATGATGACACTGAAATCTCATTTGTCGTTACAAACTCTAATGTTGCTGCTACCGATGTAGTTATAGTAAACCACGGATCAGCGGGTACAATGGGAGCATATGTTGTACAGGCTAGTAACATAGGGGCTGGCTCTTTTGAGATAAGCGTTAAAAACGTCAGTGGTGGTAACCTTAGTGAAGCCATTGTCATCAATTTCGCAGTAATTAAGGGTGCTTCGTCCTAATAGGAGATCATAATGGCAACAACGAAAAACTACACTAGACCAAGAGCGGTAGACTTGAGTTTGGATTCGGGAAAACCAGCAACACAAGCACAGGAAATGGGTGCAAAAAAAGCCAAACCAAAAATTGGCATAGGATCTAAAATGAGAAGTGCTATGTTTGCACAACTTGCCAAACATGCACTACCTGCCAAACGTAAACCCAAATATTAGTAGATAAAATAATTTAAGATATCCTTCTCCCATAAAAAGAGGTCTGGAAGGGCTGGATAGACCAAGGAGGTAATAATGCCAACAGAGATATTAGGTGCTAATTTAGGGCATCAAAGAAGAACAGGTGCTGCGAGTGGAGTAGCAGGAACTACAACTGCTGCGTTTACCCCATTCATTAAAGGCACAGAACACATCAACCTGGAACCAAGGAACTTTGCAAGTTCAGCAGCAATCATCAAGTTTGCCCTGTGTCCTTATCTGGTGATCCTTAAAGCGGATTCAGCAGACGGACTTGGCGGTCATCTTGAGGACAACTCTGATGTTGCACAAGATGGTTCAACTGCCACAAGTGTAGATTTATCTGCTTTTACTGCTGGGCGTGCGCTTTATGTTGGTTCTGCAATCCCTTTTAGAGGGGCGCACATAGACGTAGACGGAGTAAACAGCACAGGATCGACTGTTATTACAGTGTTCTACTGGAACGGGGCTGAATGGGTAGATTCATCTGATACTGATGGAACCATAACCGATGGCGCTAGCATATCCCTTGCAGAAGACGGAGCCATTACATGGACTGTACCTAGTGCGTGGCAAATATCTACACTGGGGAAACTGGCATCAGCCGCAGGCGAATCCTTAGACTCATCTGGGCAGAAGTATAGAGATACAAATATGTACTGGACAAAGTGGACATGGGATCAGAATATGGATGCTGCTGTTACGTTAGATCATATACTTGGTATTAACGAAAGCACAGCTTACTCCGAACTCACTTCTAGTACAGCCTTTGAAGGTAGAATCCATCATGGCTTTGGGTCTAATGGAGTTGGTGGAATTGAATTACTTACAAATACAGGTACAGCCAATGTTCTTATAACTTGTTCTGCAATGAACGGATATTTTAGTACAGGCGTAGTATCTTAAAGGGGGTATATTATGGGTAGATATTCACTAGGTGGTGCAGGTGGGGCTGTTAACGCCACTACTGTAACAATAACAGATAACGCAAGCACAAGCGAAGATAACGCAATTATCTTTACGGCAGGCGGTGATGTAGACGGAGGCGATATTGGGTTGGAATCAGATGGAACATTAACCTATAACCCCTCAACAGGCAAGGTTACTGCCACAGGATTCATAGGTGCTTTAACAGGTAACGCATCAGGTAGTTCTGGAAGTACGACAGGCAATGCGGCTACTGCAACACTTGCAACAAGTATTACTGCGGTAGCGAATAATACTGCTAACGAAACTGTTTATCCCGCTTTTGTAGACGGAGCTACTGGTACACAGGGTATCGAAACAGACACTGGATTAACTTATAATCCATCTACAGGTACTATTACCGCTACTGTAGGGTCTTTTGGTGACGTTATGTTTGCAAATGGATGGTACTTCACAGAGTTAGAGAAGCTAGACATGGGTACTGGCATGGCTTTGTGTAGACCTGATGGAGAGATTGCTCATGTCTTTCGATGAATGTAATCATCAATACAAGTTACTTGGAAGAACTGTTTCTTCATGGCATAGATATCCTCCTGTTATAGGGAAGATGAAGATATGTGGAAGGTGCGGTGCTGTTCATGCTGGGTTAAACAGTGTGGTAGCAGCAGGTAACTACATTGATATGACACATGATTCTGCTCCAGGCAATCCAGGGGCAGGCTTAGTCAGGGTATATTCTGATACCAACGACACAATGAAGATGAAAGACGAGAATGGTACTGTAACCAATCTTGTCGGTGGTGGTGAATCAAGTGCATTAACCCTAGAGAACTCAACTGCTTCAGAAGTAACAACCACATCAGGATCAGAGACAGAC